AAAGCTTGTCTTAATCGTCGCCATTAGATTTGCAACCCTTTGATGTCTTCTTCCGTCATGATGATGAACTTCATGTCATGTGCATTAGCATAAGCAGTCGCCGCTTCCCACTTCGCACTATTCACACCCCATGTCTTGACTTCCATGATATATCTCCTGGTTGGCTTCCCTTGCTTCCTGGCAGGCGGTATAGTCTGCTTCTTGGGCTTAACTTCAATCAACAATTTCGTGATAGAACCATCCTTGTTTTTGATCTTTGCATACATGTCTATGAAGTAGCGATGAATCCTTCCATCAATCGGGGATCTGTATTTCACAATCACTTCTTCACTGTTCCATTCCAACACATCAGTATGCTTGTCAAGGTAGTTCATCAGGTGCCACTCCAATGAACTCCTGTACTGAACATTCAAGTGATTGCCCTTGTACTTCTGAGGGTTCTTCACTCTGTATTTGCCCTTCCAACTCATAGCAATTTCGTCTCGCCTTATAGGAACTTCGTCTCAATTTTTCTCACAATAAAAATGTGAGAAAACAAATGTGTGCTCTCTGTGAATCTCTTGGTGCGTGCTTCATAGATATAGAGACTCTATCTTCGTTATAGAGTCTCTCAACCTCTCTAGCAGAAGACGCAATGACATCTCTCACACAGCAGCTGATGAATCTCCCATCGCAGGCAATCTCTGCCTCGCGCAACAACACATCACCGCAGAATGCAGCTCTGAAATTCCCAACGAACGAATCTCCTGTGTATGGCATGATGTTCAAATTCGTCAAATATGCCTATGATGTCTCTGGCACGAAGGCGCAATTCGCAACGAACATCCAAGGCTCGCAGATCTTCCTGCCAATGCCAACGAACATCAACAACCAAATCGGTGTCAACTATGACATGACGCAGTTGGGAATCGCAGGCGTTCTCTACAAGACAGGTGTTGATGCTGGCACATCTGTTGGCGACATGCTCACTGGCAAGCAAATGGTCTCAGGATCAGCAAGCGATGTCTTGAAGCAAGCAGCAGGAGTCGCAGTTGACACCAGTGCATATGTGGCTCGCAAGTTTGTGCAGGGATTGTCAGCAGAGACAGGAGCAAGCATTGATCTCTCACGTGGCACAGTTCCAAACCCATACACTGTCGCAACATTCCAAAACGTGACACCAAGACAACACACTCTCACATTTCGTCTGGTGCCGACTTCGCAGAAGGACTCGCAAGCCATTCAGAAGATTGTGAAGAACTTTGAATATCACTCGTTACCTGGCAAGAGTGGGTTGTTCCTCACATATCCTGATGAGCTTGAGTGTGCTTTCTTTGGCACACAATATCTGTTTCAATTTGCTCGCTGTGTGATCATGAACGTGCAAACAAACTACACTCCGCTTGGACCATGGACGCCGATGGTCGATACTGCGCCTGCTGCTGTTGAGTTGACATTGACGTTGCAAGAGATTGAGCAGCTCACACAAGAAGCGTATGGCACGACAGACATCATCCAGGCATCATCTCCTGACACACAACAGCAGGATGGTGGTGATGCTGACAGTGACTTGCCAACGATTGACCCTTCATCCTATTCATCAGTGCCAACGGTGAACTTCTAATGATTGAACGTAAGACTTGGAAAGAATTTAGAGATTGCAAGATGTTGTGGTGGATCAATCGCATCCTTCACACATTCGGTTGGGCAATCTGTTTCATTGAGACACAGGATGGACAGGTTGAAGTCTTTCCTGCGCGCGTCACATTCAGAGGATTTGCTGAGGATCAAGATGCAGCTGGCTTTGCTGTGATGAGTGATTGGTTGAAAGAGAATGCTGATCGATTGGCCAAGGAAGCGAATGCATGAGAGCTTATTTTTCCAACATTCCTCTGATCTCCTATCGTGGTGTCAATCTTCGTGACATCATGTTGAATGCACGCATTGCACGTGAAGTGCTTGACACAGGAGTGATGTTCTATCCTTACACACTGAAAGATGGTGATACCCCAGAGAGCATTGCGTATGATTACTATGGTTCTGTTGAATACAATTGGTTGGTGTTCTTCTCCAATCAGATAGTTGATCCGCTGTTTCAATGGTACATGCAGCAGACTGATTTTGATGCCTACATTGAAGCGAACTATGGTTCATTGACGAATGCCATGAATCAAATTCATCACTACGAAAGCGCGCCGGGTGGGTTGCAATACACAGTGACTTCGTATCAGTACAATCCAACTGGTCTGGATGAGAATGGGTTGCCTCTCTATCCAGTTGATTGCTACACCTGGGAGACGCAACAGAATGAAGCTAGGCGCGGCATCAAGTTGATCAACAAACAGTACGCTAGTGCAATTGCTTTGGAGCTTGAGAAGAGATTGGCGCCGTGAATGATCTGATCATCTACAACCAGGGTGGCGTTGACACCTTTCAATATGGCATTGAGATTGTGAAGCCAGATGGCACGTCACTTGGCATTGGCAAGTTTGTGAGCGAGTTCAATGTCTGGGAGAGCATGTTTGCGAAGGCATTGCAATTTAAGATGGGTTTGGTAGATGCTGCTGGTCTGGTTGCGAAGTTTGGTGTGCAGACAGGTGATGTGGTGAGCCTGACGCTTGCTCTACATGACAATGATGATGGCAAGATTGTGACTGAGTTCGTCATCCTGAGCATTGATGATGGTGAGCGCACAGACAACAGTCAGGGACGCACGTTTGTGATGACTGGCTTGCATTTGTCGGCGCATCTGAATGGATTGAAGCCAGTGACCAAGAGCTACACTGGCTCGCTTGACCAAATTGTGCAGCAGGTCTGTGCTGACTATTTGAATGTGACTGACTTGGATGCAGAACCAGCTAGTGGTACGAGAACGTTGGTTGCTCCAGGTGCAAAGCCATTTGATGTGATTGGATGGTGTTGCAAGCAAGCGCAGAATGCGAGTGGCGATGCAGACAGCTTGTATTTCTTCTGGCAGACAGCAGACAGTCATGTGTTCAAGACATTGCGCAAGACGATTGCTGATGCCACTGTCTGGCAATACACAGTTCCTGTTGATAAGAATCAGGCAGGCGACGGCACTGACATTTGGCGTGTATTGAATTTCAAGCAGCTGAAGCTTGGTCACCAGGCACAAAAGGTGAGTGGTGGACTGTATGAAAATGAGCTGCTGCAATTCAATCACCTGAACCGCAACATCAGTGGCAGCAAGAAGAATTACGCTGACCAAGCAAATGCGGTGAGTGTGCTGAGACAACAACCATTGGCAGATCTGAGCCAAGTTAGCAACACATGGATCAGTGATCAGACAACCAGCATCCGTGGCTTGGCAGCAGCAATGAAAGTGCGAAGTGATGATGCTGCCATTGAACAACAGAACAGCTATCAGAACAAATACAATCAGGCGACGATGCAACAGCAGTTGTTCAATCAAATTGCGTTCAGCATTGAGATCTATGGCAACCCAGGCATTCGCGCAGGTGACATCATTGAGATTGATGCACCTGAGCTGAGCAGTGTGAGCAACAAGGGCAAAGACTGGGTGCTACATGGTCAATTTTTGGTGGCAGATGTGAGACATCGCGTGTGGCATGCTGAGCACTATCGCACTTATTTGACAGTGTATGCTGATGGCTACGACACAAGCGTGATGGCAAACCCAGGGCAGAACGGAAACTGACATGCAGATTGAGAACACACCATTCGCAAACATGGTCTGGTTCATGGGTGTTGTGGAAGACATCAATGATCCGAAGGGTGTTGGACGTGTGCGCGTGCGTGCCATTGGATATCACTCAGAAGATCGAGCAGCAGTGCCACACACAGATCTGCCTTGGGCAAGTTTCATGGTGGCAGGAGCAGACACATCAGCACCCATGGTGAAGCCTGGTGATTGGGTCGTGGGCTTCTTTTTGGACAACAGCGAAGCGCAGCAACCAGTCATCTTGGGCAAGTTGCATGGCTTCACGCCAGATCAGAGTGACAGCAGCAAAGGCTTCAGTGATCCAGATGGTGTTTTTCCAAGAGTTGCCAACACACAGACAACGAGTGAGTTGTCGCGTGGTGTTGCAAACACTGTGGTGCAATACAAACAGAACACTGTTGCAAAGGGCATTGCAACAGCAGATGGCAGCAGTTGGGATGAGCCTGAGACCGCGTTCGGCGCGGTCTATCCGCAGAACTATGTGATACAGACAGACCAATACAACCTGATTGAATTGGATGACACAGAAGGCAAGGCGCGGGTGCATGTGTTCCATCATGGTGGCAGCTTCCATGAGTTTCATCCAGATGGCAGTGTGGTACAGAGGACGCTTGGCGGTCAGTTCCAATTGGCTTACAAGAACTGGCGTGTGTATGTGAATGGTGACGCTAGTGTGAGCGCGACTGGCAATTTGTCACTAGCTGCGAACAAGGATGTGACAATCTCTGCTGGCGGCAAGATCAATTTGGTTGCTGGTCAGATCACATTGAATGGCAAGAGCTCAGTGAGTGTTGCAACCGCTTCGCTAACGCTTGGAGCAACAGGATCAGCAACACTGAGTGGTTCTTCAGCAACGTTGAGTGCAAGCGGCACAGCAAGTGTGAGTGGTGCGACGGTTGAACTTGGTGATAGCGGATCAGCGGGACAAGGTGCTCAGGGAACAGCAGCAAATGTGCCAACACTGACAGTGCCAGCATTTGCTTTGCCATACGCAAATACATAAGATGATCATCGGAGATCAACGTGGCAGCTAACACAGCAAATCGCCAATACATCGATTTCAACACAGCCTTTCTACAGCATCCTGTCAGCAATGACTTGGGACGCATCTATGACGCAGAGGCTGTGAAAACCAGCATTCGTCATCTCATCCTGACGAACAAATACGAACGCAGGCTAAATCCACAGATCGGCAGCAATGTGCAGAAGATTTTGTTCGAACCCATGGATGGCACAACGACATCTGTGTTGCAAAACTACATTCGTGAGACTATTCAAAATTATGAACCACGTGCCATTCTACAAAGCGTGATTGTCACCCCAGACTATGACAATCAGTCCTATCAGATCTCCATCATCTTCTCAACAGTGTTCACGCAGAACGCGGTGAATCTGTCATTCTATCTCTACAGGGTGCGCTAATGGCGAACACAAACACTGGCTTTCTGAACGCCGATCAGCTTGACTTCGTTGCGCTCAAGTCAAATTTCAAGCAATGGTTGAGTCAGCAAGATCAATTCAAGGACTATGATTTTGATGGCAGCAATTTGTCTGTGCTGTTGGACTTGCTCACATACAACACATACATCAATGCCTTCTATCTGAACATGGTTGGTAGTGAGATGTTCTTGGACACAGCAATTCTGCGACCAAGTATTGTGAGCCATGCGAAAGAACTCAACTACACGCCACAAAGCATGACATCTGCAATGGCATATGTTGATCTGAAACTGATTGGCAACAATTTGCCATCTGTGGTCACCATTCCTGCGAACTTCCAAATTGTTGGCCAAGCAGCAAATGGCCAGAGCTTCACATTCTTGACTTCCGATGCGATCAACATTGGCGCAGCGAACAACTGGGTTGGAACAGCCATTCCATTCTACGAAGGCAAAATTGTCACCGAGACATTTGTTGCTAATAGCTCTGTTCGCTACACATTGCAAAGTGCTAATGTTGATGTGACCAGCATCAAGGTGAATGTGCAGAACTCCAGCTCAGACACAACGAACAGCAATTGGACCAAGGCAGAAACGCTGTTTGGTTATACCGGAACCAGCAATGTGTTCTTTGTACAGGGTTATCAAGACTATCTGTATGAAGTCACATTTGGATCTGGTGTGGTCGGTGCGCCTGTGCCAGATGGTTCTATTGTACGCGTCACCTATCGTCAAACAAACGGTCCGTTGGCCAATGGTGTGAAGAAGTTTGTGGTGAACACTTCGTTGGCCAACGTGCAGTCCATCACTGCAACCATCAGTAACACGAATGTGATGGCATCTGGCGGTTCGTTGGCAGAAAGCAACAGCAGCATCCAGTTCAATGCTCCGAAATACTTCGCAACGCAAGAACGCGCTATCACGGAAGAAGACTATCAGACGCTGTTGGAAAACAAGTTCCCACTGTTGCAAGCAGTCACTGCTTATGGCGGAGAGAAGGCAACGCCACCGATGTATGGCAAGGTGTTGATCAGCGCGAAACCATTTTCTGGCACTGTGTTGCCAAACACTCTGAAGGAACAGATGGTCACATACTTGCAGAACAAGTGTGGACTGACCACAACTCCGATCTATCAAGATCCTGCTTTCTTCTATGTGGGCGTGAACAGCAAAGTCTATTACAATTTGAATGTGACCACGCTAAGCGATTCTGATATTGAATCTGCTGTGGCGAATGAAATTGTGAACTGGGGAAACACTGCACTAGCGGGCTTTGGTGGTGACTTGGCGTTCTCCAAATTGTCTGCTGCCATTGACTCTTCTGATGAGAGCGTTGTGCGCAACGATACTAGCGTGCAGATGATCTACAAGCTCAATCCATTGCTTGGCATCACTTCGTCATACACCTGGAGCTTTGGTAATCAGATCTATACAGACAGTCCAACCCTTTATGCATATCCTGCTGGGCGCGCGCCTGCAGTCACTTCTGGTGCGTTTGGATACACAAAGGGTGGCACGTCATACAACAGCTTCATTCAAGATGATGGTCTTGGAAAACTCTATATCTACACTACTGACAACCAAGGCAATAAAGTCATTCTGAACAGCGCAATCGGCACAGTTTCATATGCAACTGGTGCGGTTTCTATCAACAATCTCATCGTTGATTCGCTGCCAACTGGTGTATCCACGCTGAATATCTACGCAAGGTTGATCACGAACGACATCAGCACCTCCACCAACCAAGTCCTTGTCATCGATCCTCTGGACGTGACGGTTGATGCGATTGGAGTGCGCCTCTAATCTCTTAGGAATCACGCGTGGCTTTCACAAAGCTCATTTCACCATTCGTTGCTTCTCAGTTCCCTTCTCTCTATGAGCAGGAAGGACCACTGTTCATAGCATTCGTGAAGTTGTACTATCAGTGGCTCGAAGAGCAAGGAAATGTGGTCAATGAGAGCCGATCTCTTATTGATTATCGTGACATTGACACCACGCCGGATGCATTTCTCAAGTATTTCCAAGACAAGTACATGCAGGGATTGCCAGCGGACATCGTTGGTGATCGACGCAAGCTACAGAAGCACATCAAGGAAATCTACAGCAGCAAGGGCACCATCGTTGGATTGCAGCTTCTCTTTCAGCTGCTCTATGGCACAGAGGCGTCAGTCTACTATCCTGGTCAAGACATTCTTAAGCCATCAGATGGTATTTGGACGCAACCGCAATACGTCGAAGTTTCAGCGAACCCTCTCAACGTTCTGCTGGTGGGAGAGACCATCACTGGACGTGAGTCGGGCGCAACTGCAATTGTTGAAGACTATTCTTATCGTTATGTAAATCGCCGACAGATCAATGTGTTGTCTGTGTCCAATCTTCATGGCACATTCAAGACAGGGGAGATTTTGCTCAATGGTGTGATCACTGATGTGTTGCAAGCGCCACGTGTCGTGGGATCAATGACAAGCATTGATGTCAACGAATCTGGCTTCAACTACAAAGTCGGTGATGTGCTTCAAGTGCTCGGCGGATCTGGCATCAATGGCGAAGCAGTCGTCAGCAGCGTGCAGCCACGCAACGGCGCAATCATCTTCACCATCGTAAATGGTGGTTTTGGCTATGCAAACAATGACTCGTTTGCACCAACCACTGTCACTGTAAATCCTGGTATTGGCTACACGGCGAATGTCTATCAGTTTGCTGTTGCAAATGGCTCACAATCTGAATTTTCTTTGTCGAATGTCAATGGAAATGTGATCTATTCGGCGGTCATCAGCAATGTGTTCGTCAAGGATTGGCAGAGCGATTGGATCAATCATCCGACTTCTGTCATCTGGGGCATTGATAGCGAGTTCCGTTCAACAATCCCTTCCAGCAGCTGGGCTATCAGCAATACGACACCAGCAAATGGTGTGCAGAGCAAGGTTGGTCTCACTTGGGGTGATGGCTATTTCAACACTGGTGTTTACATGCCAGCAGATGCATTCACCTATGCATCTAATACTGCTCAGACTGACTTGAGCCTTGCCAATTCTGCTGCGTTTCCGCTTTTTGCAAACACTGTCTACACGGTTTCGTTCTTCTACAAGAAGGATGATGGCACACAGCTGTCACTTATCCCGTACAATCCTCAAAACTATGTGAAGGATCCTGGGTTCGAGAGCGAAAGTTGGACAGTCAGCAACACCGGTGGTGCAGCAGCCGCAGTCACCTATGTGACTGGCGCGAATGCGATTGATGGCAACGTTTCTCTGCAAATTGGCAACAACACCAGCAACACGATTCTTACAATCGTGCAGCCAGCAAACAACAACTACACCATGGTCAATGGTCACACGTACCAGATCAAGGTGTCGTACAAGACCAGCGCAGATTTCAATGGTGATGCTGGTTCAATGCTTGCTCTGCGTGCGAACTTCAGTGATGCAAACATCGCTCCGAACACGGTCGTTGCTTCGCTTCAGTTTGGTCCTTCTACAACCGTCACGACTCTGTCCAACACATGGACGGCAAACTCTGTGGCACAGAGTGCGATTGTTGCTATTCAATGTGACAGCACGGATGGCACACTGACGATTGATGATGTCTCGCTGGTTGACATCACCAATGTGAACATGCAAGACCTGATCATTCGCTTCGGCAACACCGTGGCGAACACAGGAACAAGCACGAAAGTGCCGAACACTCTCAACACCTATCGCTATTCGACCACACTCACGACTGGCAACACAACTGTTCTGGAGTTCATCAAGAACATTGATCGCGGTGCACATGATTGGTCGAACGTTGGTTTGACGCTGACGGGTGTCAAGATCGACATTGGCAATGTCGATAATCCATATGTCTCTCCATTCGAAAACTTCCCAGTCTCGAACGCGCTGTCGAGCATGGTTCTTCCGCTCACTCGTGGTGTTGTTCAGTACGATCCAAGCACACGCAAGTTCCTTTCTGCAACAGAGCTTTCGGGCATTTGGGCATATAATGCCAACACAAATGCCAATAACTCAACCATCACTACAAGTGGTCTGATTTCTCCAGACAACGTTTCCACCACGCCAATTCTAGTGCATGTTGCGAACGGCACTCTAGTTGGTCAAGGAATTACGGTCACTGTAAACAACGTTGACCCTACGCAAGAAACGGCAATCAACTTGTGGATGAAGGGCAGCACAGGCGCTGAGAATGTGGTGGTTGGCATCGCAAATGGTGCAACCCAGAGCATGACGCTTCCGACAACTTGGAAGCGTGTGCAACAGATTGTTCCTGCTGGCACATTCTCTGGCAACACATTTGTATTTGAAGCCTATGTGAGCAGCATTCTTGATTCGGCAACCGCTGCGAACAACGTTGGTTTCTATGCTGACATGTTCCAAGTTCAGCAAGGCGCAACTGGCTTCAGCAATGCATATCTGAACTACGTCGCTGGCGCAACAAGTCCATTCACTGCGAATGCTGACTATTACACGCTCGGTTCTGACAACATCCAACTGGACTACAATCCGGCTGCGAACGCGATTCTGTACTGGTCTGGTTACACAATTGGCAATCCAGGTGTTGGCGCGACATTCAGCATTGGCGAGCTATCAAATACGCAGATCATCACCACGCCAGTTGACGTTGTTGGAACATACCAAAATGTCGTGCTTTCAAGCATTGACTATGGATTCCCAGCATCCGAAAATCTGCCAGTCAACTACACTGCATCCAACACATTCTTTGCGAACGGAAACGGAACAAACACCACATTTACCTTGATTGGTGATATGGGAGAACCTCTTGTTGCTGCTTCTGCAAATGTGTCTGCCATCTATGTCAATGGTGTTTCGCAAGCGGGTTACACCGTCAATGAATCGACTTCTCAAGTCACACTGATTTCTGCTCCAGCGCTCAACGCTCAGCTGACTTGGAGCGGTACATACGCGGCGCTTGGATCCAACTACAACACTCCATTGACTGATGCACTTGATGTTCGCAACATCACTGTTGGTACGATTGAGTCTTTGATTGGCATCAACCCTGGTGTTGGCTACAACGGACCTGTACAAGTTTCTGTTGTGAATGATGTCATTGCTGGTCTCAATTTGACTGCTCCTGATGGCACCATCATGGGCGAAGATGCGAACATTTCTGCTGTGGCATCTGCGGGAAATGGAGCAATTGCAACCGTCAGCATCCTTGATTCTGGTTATGGATATCAACAGGGTGATGTGATTGAGCTATTCAATGCCAACAATCCATTCACTGCTGGCGGTTCTGTCAACCTTGGCCAAGGCGGAAAAGGTGCGGGTTATTGGAAAGACACACGTTCGTTCCTTGATTCTGACAAGTACATCCAAGACGATTTCTATTACCAGGATTATAGCTACGAAGTTCAGGTTGAGCTTGCATTCAACCGCTACAGCGACTTGCTCCAGAAGATCTGGCACCCAGCTGGTACCAAGATGTTCGGCAAGGTCATTATCGGCAATCTGGTAGACAGTCAATCAGAGATCGCAGAGATCAAGTTTAGTTCGATCTTCCAGACACAATATCTCACTTCGTACGACACGTTGTTCACCACAACGCGCAACACAACGACAGCCTATCTGTCGATGTATGGCACCACGTACTACACAGAGAAGGCAACTCAGACTTCTCAGGCAACACACGCAGATCTTTCGTATCTACCAGAATTGGTCGTCAACGGCACATTCAATGTCGACCTTTCCAACTGGAGCACGGGCTATGGTTCGGCAACCTGGAGTTCAACACAGGCGATCGAACTGGCTGCGAATACACTCGTTTATCAGCAGATTCAGACAGTTGCTGGCCAGGAATACTACATCCAGGCAAACACTTCTGGTCCAGTAACGCTGGCTGCATCTCCAAATGCTAATGGTGCAAATGCTTATGTCAGCAACACCATTGCAACTGGTCTGGTGACTGGAGCGTTTGTTGCTCAAGGTTCGCAGACATACGTGGTCATGTATACCAATGCGAACACAGCAACGAACGTTGATAACGTTTCTGCCAAGAACCTGCCGCCTTCTAGCCGTACGACTTATTACGCAACTAGCCGTTCGACGTTGACAGTGTTCGATACCAACCAGAGCACCAGTCTTTCTACAACGACTGTCTACAATACGATTTTCAACACTGCGTTCTTGACCAACATCTTGACCGCATCGACATTCCAGACAAACTATCTCACAATTCGCAGCACATTTACTGCGTTCAACACAGCATATGCAACGAGCCGTCAGACAACACTCCAGACGCTCACGGTGTTCAACACGCTGTCTCCGACAAACTTCGCTACGAACACCACATACATCACGACATTCGATACATCTACGCAGACTTCTCGAATCACGATCACAACTGGTTCTACAAACTATGCGACAAATCGTCTAACCACGACGACCACAACGACTGTCTACGATACAGCATATCAGACTGCGATTGCAACCGATACTACGGTTTCAACCAGTGCTCAGACCAGCCGAGCAACAGCTACAACTACAACGACCACATACATCACAACCTATTTGTCGATGTATGCAACGAACAATCTCACGGCAACAACTCGTTCGACGATTGCTCCTACAACATACGAAAGTCTCTGGAACACAGTTTTCATTTCGACATATGCAACAGCGTTCGGAACAACGATCGTCACGACATTCAACACTCTGACTGTTTTCAATACGACGACTTCGCGTTCGACCATTACCACAACGATCAAACCAACCAACTACCTCACTACGACAACGTTTGGCACGGCAACGACAACTGCATATGCAACAAATCGTGCAACAGATACAACTGTTTCTACGATCACGACTTACAACACGACATTCGATACAGCGTTTGCAACTTCACGCGCGACAGCAACAAGTCAACAGACGCTGACGGTATTCAACACTACTTCGACGAAGAACACCACATACGCAACGGTATATCCTTCTTTCTTTGCGACGAGCGCATCAACTTCGCGTTCTACTACAACGGTATTTGATACTTCGGCTTCTACGCTGACGGTATTCAACACAACCACCGTAAAGGCAACGAATTTCCTGACAACTACAACGTTCTTGACTTCGTATCTGACATACTACGCAACAAATCGTGCAACAGATACCAACGTCCAGACTTCGTTGAACACGACGCAGCTGACTTCCGCGTCGACCACGACAACGTTTGCGACGACATATTCGACGTTCTACGCAACAAATTTTGCAACCACGACGACATACACCACGACGTACAACACGACGTATTTGTCTGCTCGCACAACGACGTTTATTACAACATTCAATACAACCACCGTATTCAATACGACCACCGTATTCAATACGACCACTTCTTGGTTGGTTGCAACAAGTGCTGTTACTTCGCAGGCAACCACGACAGTGTTCAATACGACCACGACGTTTGTGACCGTTTGGATCACTTCTTCGCGAACACCAACAAGTTCTCACTCGAAGAACACTACGGTTGCAACATCTCGCGCTACTTCAACATCTCGCGCTACTAATACTTCTTGGACGACAACTTGGAATACAACATACAGCCAGCTGACCGCTACTTCGGCTTCTACAGCGACCTCCCGCGCAACAGCTACGACAAATAGCACGTCACGTTCTACCAACGTTACCGTTGTGCGTGCAACTAGTCAGCTAACTTCTAAGTCTACGACGACTGTGTTCGATACAAGTCAGATCACGACAGGTTCGACGAGCCGTGCGACCACAACATCGTACATTACCACATTCGTCACAACTTGGGCAACATTCTACGCAACGACAACCACATTTGATACCAGCACAACAACTTCCAAGAACACAACGCTTCAGACGTTGACGTTGTTCAACACGACTTCTGTCAAGGCAACGAATTTCCTGACGACGACTGTCTATCCAACGAACTTTGCAACCACAACAACGTTCGTCACAACATACGACACGTCAACTCAGACTTCTGTCATCACGACAGGTGTTACGAGCACCACCAAGTCAACGAACTTCTTGACGACCACGGTATTCAACACCACAACGACTTACGACACTGCATTTGCAACAAGTCGTTCAACAACCAACAACACACTCACAGCTTTCGCAACGATCACCACGTTTGACACTGTGATTGCAACAACCAAACAGACCAGCGCACAAACGCTGACGGTGTTCAACACCACATCAAACATAAACACCACAACGGTGTTCGCAACAGCAACAAACTTCTTGACTGCTACATCGCGCAACACCACATATGACACAAGCCAGATCACGACTGTTTCGACGAGCCGTCAGACGGGAAGCATCACCTCCCGCAATACCTCGATCATCACCACCTTCAATACTACAACAGTCTATGATACGGGTGGCACAGTCAATCGCTCTACATCTCGTACAACGGCAACGAATAAGATCACAACGTACGCAACTGTCTTCAATACAGCATATGCAACAACGACAGTCTATCCAACCATGGTGGCGACTTCCGCAGTCACTACCACGCTGAAGAACACTGCGTATGACACGATCTTTGCAACGAATAAGCAGACCACCACGGTGTTTGCTTCGTTCTTTGCAACGAGCCAATCGACGATTGGTGTCACTGCCACCGTCTTCAATACTTTGAAGTCGACCAACTTCTTGACGACAACGACGTATGCAACAACATACGACACTGTCATCCTGACTGAAGCTGCAACGAACACCGTTTATAACACTGTGTTCAACACTTATACATACAAGGTCACTTCGATTGTAACGAATCGAAACACTTCGCAGCAGACGCAGAATGCAACAACCACTGTTTATCTGACTGCATTTGCTACGAATCGCACGACGACCACCACATTCGACACCAATCAGTTGACTGTGTATGTCGTTGTTCCGACCCTTTATCTGACGTATTTCAACACGCTGACATCTGCTCCGACTTCGTACGACACTGGCTACCCAACTACTCGCTCGACCGGAACAACGTACGACACTTCGTACCAGACAGCGCGCGAAACATCACTTGCAACAGAAACCAACATAGTGCTGGCTGATACTCCAGCGCTCTGATGAAAGGCTGAAATGAGCACTAACATTCTCTCCAAATTCAAGCAGAACGAGATTGCTAACTTCATTGATAGCATCGATTCTCCAGTACGCGCGATTCAAATTTTGTCTGCCGGTTCTGGTTATGCAAATGGAGAGAATGTTTTGTTTGCCGGTCCAGGTACACAAGCGAGTGCAAAAGTGTTCACAGATCCAAACGGAGCAATCCAGTACATTGCCATCATCAACGGCGGCAATTACGAAATTGCTCCGACACTGAGTGTTTCAACTGCAGCTGGATATGGTGCTGTTTTACGACCAGTTTTGGACAATGAGAACTTTTATGTGTTTGCCGGTCGTCCATTGCCATACTCACCAAATGACAACAATCCAGATCCGAACTACGAAAACGTCTATGATGGTTACAACTTCCAGTTCGATCAGATGTACTTCGGCGTCAAGCTGACCAACACAGACGTCTCATTCGTTGCACCTCGTCACACCTGGCAGTCTGGTTCTGTGTATTATCAGTATGATGATAAGGACACTAATCTCCCGAACGAAGCATTCTATGTTGTTACCAGCGCGAATCTGGTCTTCAAGTGCATCAACAATAATGCGAATGGCACTTCAACCATTGAACCTTCAAACACCCAGAGCACAGGCATGCCTCCGGTTCTTTCGGATGGCTATCAGTGGAAATACATGTGCACTATCACGGGTGTAGATCAGACCAAGTTCGGCACGAGCCAATTCATCCCAATCATTGAAGATGCAAACGTTACTGCCAATGCAATTCCTGGCGGAATTTTCAACGTTTTGGTGGAATCTGGTGGTATCAACTATCCATGTTCAGTCGGTCAAGTTCTTGGCGTCAGCGGAACACAGGTCGTAATTTCTGCTAACACCACACCAATCAACAACTATTATGCCAACAGCACATTGACTGTGTTTGGTGCAGGAAACGAAGTTACAAACTGGCGTATTGTACAATCCATGCAGGTTGGTGCAAATAACGTTATTGTCCTCGCGAACACCTTCACACCTGATCAGATTTCGGTGGGTTTCAATTATCAAATTGCGCCAACTCTGAATGTGATCGGAGATGGTTCTAATTTTGAAGGCTACCTAGTGATGAATCAACAGAGCCAATCCATTGTCTCTGTTCAAATTGTCGACCCCGGTCATGGATACAACATCGCGAATGCGCAAGTCATTTCTGGTTCTAGCTTTGGTACTGGTGCAAATCTTCGACCAATCATTTCTCCACCGGGTGGACACGGATCTGACGTACATGGCGAACTTTACTGCCAATATCTCGGTCTATCAGCACAGTTCGCAAATAACTTGGGACTTCCTGACAACGTTACTATCAGAACAGTTGGTTTGTTGAAAAACCCACAAGTGTATGGTTCTAACAATACACCATACACTAATGAGACGTTCGTTCAGACAGTAGCTCTACAAGTATCAAATACAACCGCATCGATGTTTAGCATCGGTGAAGAAATCATCGGCAACGTTTCTCGCGCGCGCGGCGCGGTTGCGCTGTGCAACTCAACAGTTGTTGTGATCACCGGTTATATCGGTGAATTCTTGACTGGTGAAACGTTGAATGGCCAGACTTCTGGCGTTCAGTTCGTGTTCAACAGCGCCAACACAACACCTGCTGTCAAACTTTATTCCGGCGATATTCTCTATCTTCAGAATATCGGCGCAACAGAACGATCGCCAACTTCATCTGAGCAATTGAAAATGATTGTGCGACTTTGAAGCACTGAAAACAGGCTATATACAACAATGCAGATAGTTGAAACATTTTTGGAGATCTTCCGTGTCGCTTGACATTGCCAACACAGTTCTAGCATCAAGCCCTTATTTCGACGATTACAATGCGTCGAAGAACTACTACAGAATCCTGTTTCGTCCATCTGTAGCCGTTCAGGCTCGCGAGCTAACACAGCTCCAGACAATGATGCAGGCTCAGATTGAGCGTTTCGGCGACAACGTCTTTAAAGATGGATCTATTGTTCAGGGTTGCTCAATCGAATATATCACTGATCTTGAATACATTGGCATCGAGGATCAGTTTACAAATAACTCTTCGTTGGCACAAAATGACCCGCGCCTCATCGGTGCGATTGCAATTGGCCAGACTTCTGGTGCCCAGGCACTCATCGTAGAAACACAAGCAGGATTCATTCGTCAGAATCCTGGCCGTTTCTTCATTCGTTATACCAGTCCAGGTGCCAACAATCAGCGTACATTCGTCGCAGGCGAAACGCTCAACATCTATAACGAAGATACCTCTTATGTTGAAGACGTTGTGCTTAATGTTCCAAACGCTGCGCCGTTTGCTAATTCTCTCGGACTAGCAGTCACTGCAGTTAGCACCAGCAATACTGCGAACATTACTGCACGAGCTATCATCGTAGACGTTTCTACAACAAACAACACTATCAAAGTCAACAATATTAAGCGACGCTTCAATGTTGGTGATACTGTGTTCTTGCAATCCAACACCAGTACTTCTGCAATTATTGCTAATGTTGGATATGACGTTTCTTCTCTACTCGGCACCATTAATACACTGACATCTAACACAGATGGCATTGCAATTGCCAATAGTGATCTGGCTGGTTTTGCATATGGTGCGCACGTTTCTGATGGCATCATCTACCACAAAGGTTTCTTCCTTTCGGTAGCAGCTTCTGACATCATCATTAACCCTAACTCGAATGACCCATCAAACTATCTCCTGGGCTTCGAGACGGCAGAGAATGTCATCACAGAAACAACTGATTCTTCTCTGTATGACAATGCGCTTGGTTCTCCGAACTACAATGCACCGGGCGCTCATCGCCTACAACTTGTCAGCACGCTCGTTGCTAAACTGGCGAACACCGTTGCTAACACTGATGTGTTCTTCCCGGTCGTCACGTTCTCAAACACTGGTGTTGCTTACGACCGCACTGATCCACAATATGCTGCACTCGGTGATAGCATTGCTCAACGTACTTACGAAGAATCTGGTCATTTCGTTGTCAAGCAGTTTGGTATTTCTTCTGCTCCGGATCACACGAACGCTAATGGCGTCGTCTATGAAATCACTCCTGGTCTCGCATATGTCAAAGGTTACAGAAATGAGCTTCTGACAAATTTGCCGGTTGACGGCAGGCGCGGTACAGACACGACATCGTACACCAATCAAATTGTCACGATGTCATATGGCAACTATGTTGAAGTTCAACAGGTTCGCGGCTATTTTCCGACGGATCATGCTTCTGTCGTTACTCTGTTCGGCGGTAAGCAGTTGGCAGTGTCCAACAATCTGACGTCTTCATCGAATGCTCAGGGTACTGCAATTGGTACCGCTAACATTCGTGAGTTGGTATATGAATCTGGCACCAAGGGCTCTGCGAACGCTGTTTACAAGGCTTATTTGTTCAACATTCAAATGTCAAACAGCAGCTATAGCTTCTCGAATGTCCAGTCATTGGTCTATGAAGGTTCGAGCGGCAACGCATTCGCAGACATCATTTCTTCGCCAGCAACTCTTCAAGAAAGTTCCTACGTTCCAATGCTGTTCAGCGTTGGTGCTTCTGCTGTCAAGTCTCTGACGGATGCAAACGGAACTTCTGCGTCTCAATACTACTACACTGCAGCCAACACTTCAGCTTCTATCGATGCTGGCGGTAACATCGTGTTCCGTGTACCATCTGGCGGCGGTATCCTTGGATTCAGTGACGGTTCTGACATCTCAGAACAACACATCGATGTTGTAACAACGGCTAACCTCACATTCGCAAATGTTGTTGCAAATGCAACGTTGTACGCAAACGGCGTGATCAATGGTTCTGGTCTTGGTGGGCTCGTTCTGCCAGGTGAAACCATCATCCATGGCGCAAACCTGTATCTGGTCGCATCCACCATTGATGGTAACACGGTTGCTGTTGCAAACACAATCACACTGGTTGCTAATACTGGTCAGACGCTTGGTCGTATGCACTATGCTGGTTCTCTGATTTCGTTGTCAGGAACTGGTCGCACACTCACGATAAATGCCAACAACCAAGCTACAATCAACCTTGGTGCTGCTCCAAACAACGCTCCAGTAGCAATTGATCTGCGCTTCTACACTTTGCAGAACCAAGCTCTGCAAATTCAGAAGGTGATCAATCGTGGAACGACTGTCATTATCAAGACAGCCAATACTGGCACTGACGTTGGTCCTTGGAACCTTGGTATCCCAGATGGTCTGCGCCTCGTTGCTGTCTATCCTGCAACAGGAGCTGTCAACGCTCTGGCAGTAGACACAACTACTAATCTTGCGAACGTGTTCGTCTTCCACAATGGTCAGACGGATAGCTTCTACGATCATTGCTCGATTTCGTTGAGCAACATCAATGATGCTAACACTTATTCAAACACTACGTTTGCTGTGGTCATCGATCACTTCACTGCAAATACTGCAGTTGGTAAGGGATATTTCAGCGTCGATTCTTACCCAATCGATGATAGCGAAGGAATGGACGCGAACGTTTCGATCCACACATACGAAATTCCTGCGTACTATTCGACCTCTTCTAGCAAGACGTACAATCTTCGTGACTCTATTGACTTCCGTCCCTACAAGGTCGCAACGGCAAATGTCACTGCTAATTTGTATGCAGCTACGCTGAGCCCAGTAACGACTAATCTGTTCGACGCCAACACCTCAGCGTACAAACCGTTCCCTGGTGAAAACTTCGAGCTGAATTACACGCACTACATCGGTCGTGTAGATACGCTTGCGTTGACGCCGGCAGGAACATTTGTTGTCGTCGAAGGTGTACCTTCGTTGACTCCAGTTCCACCAGCAATCAGTAATGATTCGTTGACTATCGCACAGATGGTTGTTCCTCCATTCCCGTCACTGACGGACTTGGAAAAGCAGTATTCTAACACGACTGCTTACAACATCACCATCACAGTGCAGAGTCACCAGCGTTACAGAATGTCTGACATTGCTGCACTTGATGCACGTATTAGTCAGCTTGAATACTACACCACGCTGAACACCCTACAACTGGCGGCTGCTAACACGTCAATTATGAACAGCAGCGGAAATGATCGCTTCAAGAATGGTATCTTTGTTGATCCATTTACCGATCACTCATTCGCTGCAGTTAGCGATCCGCATTATCGAATCGCTATCGACGAACAGAATGGTCTAGCACGTCCATTGTTCATGCCTGAATTTTTCGAAATGGAGTTTGATTTCCCGAACTCCGCAGGAGTGACCCAAGTCGGCAATCAGATTTTGATGTCGTATGGTGAAACTTCGTTCCTCAATCAGCAATACGCGACCCAGGCACGTTCGTTGTCTGGTGCGCCGCCTTCTTACAACGGAACGCTCAAGCTCGTTCCTAATGTTTGGTCAGAAATCGAAACGCTGCAAGGACCAGTTACCATCGTGGCTTCTGATGCTCCAGCATCAGCACTTTCGTCCATGACGACTGCTCAGCTGTGTGCTCTGTATGGTTGGTGGCGCGTGGATGGCAATACAGTGACCTCGTCCAATACGACAGCAAACAATGCAACGGTCACAGTTCGTCAGGCAACAACTTCTTCAGCGAACAGCGCTTCTGCAATCCTGAGCTACATTTCTCCGCGCGAAGTGGCATTCGTTGCTTCTGGTTTGAAGCCATACACGACCTTCAATCTATACATTGACGATTATGACATGAGTCAATGGTCAGCTCCCGGTAACATTGCCAACACAAGCGCGGTTGATGATCAGTATGTCACACGTACTGAAATTTGGGGTTCGCAGCTAGAATCTGACTCGCGCGGAACACTTTCTGGAAAGATCTCAATTCCAGCAAATCGTTTCAAAACGGGTGGTCACACGGTCAAGCTTCTTTCTGAAGAAATCGATGCAACCACCAATGCTCAAGTTTCGACTGCAGCTGCTGTCTTCACTGTCAATGTGACGTACCAAGAATCTCCTGGTCCGGTCATTGTGATTCCGAAGCCAGCTCCGGCACCAGCACCTGCTCCGGCACCAGCACCTGCGAACACGAACACTGCTCCAGCTCCAGCTCCAGCTCCAACACCGCCTTCGGCCAAGTTCAATTGGTCTGGTAGCACCTATGTTCAAGCACCTTCTGGTCACACAATTACATTCAGCGATGCTTCTACAAAAGGAACAGGAACAATCACTTCCTGGCAGTGGACATTCGGTGATGGTAGCACATACAGCGGTCAGAATCCACCTGCCCACGCGTATGGTGGTATCAACGCTGCATCTACCAATCCATACACAGTGACACTGAAGGTCACAGATTCAAATGGTCTGTCATCTTCATACACACAGACCATTACCCTGTACACGTTGGCGCCGCCGCCGACCTCGACAATCAACGTCATCAACTACTCGAATGGTGTGTTGATTGGTACTGGCGCAATTGGTTCTGGTGGAACAGAAGCAAACATCAACATGGTTGCTTCGGCATCGAATCCAGTTGCAGGCGCTTACTTCAACTGGTCGTACAACGTTATTTCGGGTAACACCATTAACTACACGACCATTCAGGGCACTGCGAACAACACGTTCATTCCTCATCTGATTGATACAAACCCAGCAGGACATGCTAACAATTTGTCCTCTACGATCGCAGTTACTTGCCAATACTTGGCATCTAACGGCTTCGTGATTGCTTCCACCAGCCAGAACTTCACACTGTGGCTGACAAACAAGCTCGGTCCGGTCAACTATGGTGTTGCTTCGTACGCAGATCCTCCGAGAAAATCAGCGATCAACGAATCGGGTGGTTATGGTCGTGGATGCGTTGTTTGTGAGGCATGGCTAAATAATGTCACACGCGCTGCTGAAGTTGGACCCAAGTTCTTGGCAGACACATGGTCTCCAGGGGAAGATAACATTATGCCATGCGCTCCAACAGAAATTCATGATCCTCGTTTCAATTATTGTGTTCGTCTTGAAACAGAATCTGGAATTGAATTGACACTTTCTGTTGACACACCATTTAACCTGAAACACGCAACATCTGACCTTGCTCCAGAAACCACAAAATACGCTCCTGACATGCTTGGAGAAGAAGTTCTGGTTGATGACGGTGGCGAAATTCGTTGGGAAAAGGTGGTCAACATCTATGACGTTGGAGAAAAGATGGTAGTTCCGCTTGGTTTTGGTGGTCGCTCATTTGCCGCTGGTGATATTCCAGACCGTCGCATCTTCAGCCACAACATGCTGAAGGCTATTATTGGTCTATAATTGGTATTCTGATAGGAAATTTGATGGCAACCACTACTTCTACTGCCCTTGATCTAACAGGATCGATGTCTCAAGTGTTCACAGTCCAGGTACCCGAAGGGGTGCCTGGGTTGTTCATCACAGGCATTGACTTGTTCTTTGCGACGAAGAGTTCATCTTTCGGCGCACAATTGCAGTTGCTTCAACTCTCAAATGGTCTTCCTGATGCTTCGCAAACCATTCCAGGATCCGTTGTAACTCTGTCGTCATCACAGATTAACGTTTCCAACAATGGTTCTGTAGCAACTCGTTTCCAGTTTGATTCGCCAGTCTATCTGACAGCGGATAAGAGTTATGCATTTGCAGTCCGTGGTCTCGGAAACAGTCCAGATTACACGTTGTATACAGCTGTAAATGGCAACAACGATCTTGCTAGTGGCACTTCTGTATCATCCAATCCTCTTTCTGGTGCTGCATATTATGCGAAAAATTCGACAACATGGCAGCAAATTCCGAATGAAGATCTGAAGTACAACATCTATCGTGCTCAATTCAACATTGGATCTACTTCAAATTGTCGTTTGAAGAAAGCTCCAAATGAAATGTGGTCGTTGACACATCTTGGTTTTGCTTCCGGTCCAGTGAGTATTATCGCTGGCGATGAAGTATATCTGCTCAATGACAATTGGTTCATCGACACGACCAAGACTGCCAAAGTTGTT